GTTGATTATGAGCTTTGTACGTTATGCAGCCGTTTCGCATACAACCTTGGTCATCCTACTGCCCATTTTGGGCAGTTTCCCCATTTGAAGAAAACCGTGAAGGCGATTTTCCCGGATTTCGAATGGGTGTTTGAGAAACAATGGTTGACTGCTGAAGCCCGTGTTGACGATAAATCAATACGTTTAGTTACGCATCGGAACAAGGTCTGGTTTGTTTATGGGCCCAGTTCTGTTGTTACATGGCTGTTAGTATTTTCGTTGATCGAATCGGTTGATGCTCGGTTGTTGGAAATGGCAACCAATTTTGGATCGGTTGTATTTTCATATGTTCGATTCTTCCAGCAGTTGATCGCTGTTCTGAGTGTACTGTGTTTCATTTATGAACGTATCTCAGAATATCTTACAGGTCGCGGCTATATTGGGTTTTGTTGGACGGAATTGTTCAACGCCCCGCCTCTGCTAGGCGCATTTCCAACCTGGGGTTCACTACGTGCTAAGGCTGTTACGGATCGGACGTTAGGCGTTCGTGAAGGTATGATTTTACGCCGTGGCTGGTTTACTTGGCATGTCATGGAAGCTAATGCGCATGACGTTAGGTATGGAGATGTAGCAGTCCCGACTAACCCGTATCAGTGGTGTGGATTAATTTCGGATGATGCTATTGTTGGTTATTCGTTCGAATCACTGATGGGTGATGTATATGAAGGATGGTGTTACTATTACAACCATTTTCTTACGTTACCTCGTTGTGTTTTCTTCACACATGGTACGCACGGGGATGTTATCCCAGTTGAGTATTATGTCAATTTGTTACGTTCTTGTGGACTTACGGCTGATCGTTATGACAACCTTTCTAGCGTCGAGGGAAATCAGGCTTTGAAATATGTTGAGGACGATGAGTTCTGGAAGGCGGCTAAGTGGTTGCGCCGTATAGGACGCAATATGGCCAGTGAACTGAGGGAGCCGAATACATTAGTGTTCGCGCCCCTTGGTGGTTTTGGTTTCACTAAGAATGTTGTTTCTTTTGACTTGTCGCCCCCAGCATGGGTTCTTAAGAGTTGGAATATCATGTCGGATAAAACGCAGTTTGGTAGGATGCTTAACTTTGGTGTAACAATCACGCAATTCATCGCCACACCCGATATTCGTATTGGGTCTTTTGTTGGATGTGCACCACGTTCATGTGATGGGTTTCGATTGTTGAAGCGCCGCAAGAATAATGGGAAGCGTAAGCTCCTCATTGCTCTCGGCTCAAGTTCTGTTCCAGAGCCAGATTCTGTTGATGGGTTTGACTACTGTGATATCTGGTCTACGAGGAAGGATACTAAGTTTCAATTCGAACCACGTACGAATCATGCTGAGATGATGTGCGATTACACGCATGTCTGGTGTCATGGTGGTGCTGGTACAATGGCAACCGCTGCGGCTGCCGGCTGTGAAGTTAAATCATTGTCGAAAGTTATCGATAGGCATTACAAACAGAATGTGCCGTTTACCTTCTCCAATTATCATTTCTGGTTCTGGTATGGAATGATGGGGAAGATGGTTTGGACTCATCGTTTCTTGTTGACGGCCAGAGTTATTCGGATGGACTTTACAGTTGTGTTGGCCCTTGCTTGTACGGTATTTATTGACTTTATTAGGCACCTTATTTTATGGTGGCTAGTCGGTAAATGGTTTATGAATGTGCTGGTTGATATGTTCGTCACCCGCAGTTTTGCAGGTTTAGCCGCTACGTTCCTTCGCCATGGGATCGATTGTATCAAGGATAGTAAGATAGCGTTGTTCTTTTTGACGTTTGCGATTCAATATTGGTATAAGACGGCATCTCCGACCCAGTTATTTCGTGATCTTGGAGTTGGAATGAGTATGATGTTTTACGGTATATATCGTGCTGGGACTCACACTGTTCTTGCGGGCATGTGGAGTGCAGGTAACCCGCTTGTTGCCATTGTTTTCGCGAATCTGTACAAGATGTTTGAGGAACGATATTGGATTGGCATGGTTGAGATGGGTATTTCTATAGCTATACGCTTATGTGACCCGTTTTGCGAGTTTGATGATTCTGTTTATATGCGGATCGTCAAGTGCGATGGTGTTGGATGGATGCCATTATATCATGTTGATTACATTTGTGGAGATGAAATCGCAGGTATTACTGCTGCGTCGCCTGGTGAACAGTTCAAGCCGAAGGAAAATCCGGAAGACCCTGATGTTCCAAATAGGTGGTACGTTCCCGATTATAAGGGCACGAAACGAATCTGTCGTTTCTATGCTGATCCTGTTAGCGAGAAGGAAAAGGCAGATTTCAAGATCTGCACCTCGTTGAACGCAAGCCAGTGGGCTGATTTCAAGGAACGACTTCGTACAATGGATGGACTCGCTTACACGGGTGTCAGGAATTGTCAAACGACGGCTTTGAAAGCACGTTGGCAGTTACCTGCTGGTGGTGATTTATATTTCATTGCCGCGTTAGCTTCGTTTTCAGTTGGATTTATGCTCGTTGCGTTAGGGCCATTGTTCTTTATGGCACTATTTGGTTATGGTATGTTTGCGGGTTCACTTTATGCCTTAGGGGATCCAGTGAACGCAACATGGTATGATATATTGTGCTTGGCCTTTACACCCAGCGGCGAATTGTTTAATGCCGGTAGGAACGTGAATGTCACAAGGAACCAAACTAGCAAGTATGCATTGCCGGTTGAATTCAAGCGGACCGTTATTAGCACGGTTGTGGATCTCGATGGGTGTGATGGATACTGCTTCGTTTCTGATGCAGCTTATGTTGAGGAAGCAACGAAGCGGTTTGATAAGGTTAGGCTCTTGTGCGAGCACCCTTGTCTTTTGAACGGTGAGTTGCTACCCGATCACGATGAGGAATATATTGTGCTTCGAGGGAAACCTGATTGGAGTGTTCTTGATTTGTTGGTGGCAAATCCATTACAGGCCACAATCTGCTACCATCGCAATGGGTTGCATGATTCCTGGGGTTCGATCGTTATTAAACGTGGTCGATCTCCAAAGCCTGAACTTATTGTGTGCAATGATAATATATTGTTGTACACAGCTCATGCGCCGATCCGGCGGACAGTGGACGTTGTTATGTTTGGTACAGACGATGTCTTTTCGACCAAATTAGAGTTTGGTGGTCCAAAGGGAATCGACGCGGCATTGCGCGCGCGCGTCCCAATGAAGTTATGGGATGCATTGGATATTTCTGTTGGCCAGTTGAGTATCGGCACGAAGCCTGTTGTCTTTGAGCCGATGATTTCGGATCTCTACACGCAGGGCAATGCCCCAAAATTGTTGTATCATATCTTTTACTTCAATATGGGTGCATGTATGCGTCGGTTACAGAAATTAGGCGTCCAGCTAGAGGATCTCATTGTTAGGGGTGCGGCCAGTTTCGAGGATTGTTACCTGCTCGCTGAAATTGAGCGGTTGTTAGAAACATTCGATTATGGACATCGCAGCAAGAAGCCTGCATGGGCGCCAAAGAATAAGCCACTCAAGGTTAAGGGCTGGCACGGCGGTGTTCTCTTAAATGAGAATCCTGTTTTCAAGAATCCGGGCTATGCTGCAACACTCGATCATTACCTAACGCATTTGGAATTGTTCGGGAAGAAGAGTGCAAAGGTTGGTGAATTTGTGCGGCAGGTTAACCGCAACCCACACATCGATTTATTGCTGAAGACACGCGGTATTGATATGGGTGGTATTGATGGTATTGATGGTATCGTTCTTGCCTGTAAGGAGGTTATGATTGCATCTCTTGCTTCGTATTCTTATGATAGGACGACGGATGCTATACTGGATGAGGACGTCATCGCGGTTTCGGAAACGATTGTGAATCGGAATCCGGAATTGTACCTTGAGGCCCGGTTGGCTGATCCGAAGAAACTGGTGAATCATTTTATGAAGCATCAGAAGTATTCGGCTGGCTTGCCTTTCATTGGATTCGAGAAACCATTGAAGAAACGTCAGGACCTGCGTACAGGAAAATGGCTTGGTCCGATTGCACGGATGGCCTTGTTGCCTTTTGAAACGGGTGATTGGTTGCCATCATTGGCACACGCGTTCCCGAAGTCTCAGGTTGTCCCGAAACATAAGTTGATGGAGAATCCTGGGAAATTGAGGTCGATTGTTGCGACATCACTTTTGAATAATGTCCAACAAGGAGTGCTCAATTTTGATATCAACAATCGGCACGCGCCGCATGATGAACCAGGGAAGTGTGGCATTACATTGAATGGGGCCGCGCTCGGTGCTGTTTTCACGGAGGCGTCGCGATACAAGTATGTGTACTCGTTCGATGGTGTTTCCTTCGATCGTAACCTTTTGAGTAATACTTTCCGGATTATCGGAGAGATCAGGAAGGCTGGTTATAGGCATTTGCCTGAGTATGAAGTAATAGGTAGGCATATCGATTGTGCGATGGAACAAGAGCAGAAAGGGTACATCATTAACTTGATCCGTGATTTGTGGACTGATGTTGAATCATCTGCTAGTGGTGAGGCCAAGGATTTATGGCAGCACATTAGCAGTATGAGGGAAGAGTACGAGGAAGTCTGTGCTAAAACATTGGTTTCCGATCCTACTGCACCAGGTGGTATTGTTCTGAAAGAAGGCGGTGGAACGACTGGTAGTTCCAATGTTTCTAAGCAGAATACAAATGGACTTCAGGCGATCTTGATCTACTCGGTCAGCAAGGCCCAGAATTGGCCAATCCGTGAGTTCTACGATCGGGTATACCTTGCTAATCTTAGTGATGATAACATGGTCGCAACCAATGAAGATATTGATTGGCCGACAGTGTTTGAGATTGCAAAGAAGTATTTTGGGATGACGTTCAAGATTGAATGTTCGGGGACAAGTATCTGGGATCAGACGTTTCTAGGTAAGATTCCCAAACCTGGCGCTGAATACGAGGCTGATTTTGCCTTGATAGGCGCTGATGTCCCTGAATTCGCAGTTGTACACGAACGTTCAAAGTTGTTAATGAGGTATTCGCAATTCAAGGCTGATGCTACCAAGAAGATGACAAATCCCAAGAGGAAGGCGGAATATACGCTCCAGAAAGGGATTGGTTACTTGAATTTGTGTGCACATCAACCGGATCTTTACACCATGATTGTGAATGATTTGACATTGGCGTTAGGAGGCGTTGACCCGAAATTCAGACGGATGTTGTTGAAGAAGAACAAGATCCCGAGTTATAAGAAAGTCATGGAGGATTGGTATAAACCTGGTTCTCTTGATCATATGGGGCAAGTCGATATGTTAAACTTCAGCACTGGTGATTTTGCCCGTACTGAGCAATTTTTATTGAGGTCATTGCGGGTGGTGCGGCAGTATGGTTCTATGATTCCATCGCATCTCTTACAGGTTGAAGATGACAATGCTTTGGCGAGATCGTGTGACATAAAGAGTTATGGGCTGTTTGAGGCGCATGCTTTCCATTGTTTCGTTAAAACGTATGATAGGTGTCCCACGGTTGAGGAATTAAAACGCATTTGTGAAATATCCCCTTATTCCAACCTTACATCGTGTGTTGAGTGGTTCAAAAATGTGGGGTGTAAATTACCGGTATCGGGTGATCTTTTTGAGCGGAATTGCAATTATTCGGTTCTCCAGTTCTGGGCGTACACCTTGTTGTACATTCATGTGCAACCTGGTTTGGAATTGTTGAATCATGTACCATTGGGTAGTGTTGCCCTCGAAATGTTGAACATTTATTTGTTCACATCGCGTGAGATATTCACACAATGGAATTATGCATATTATGGTTCGCGGGGTCAGTCATCGAGTAGTATGTCAACGCTCGTGCCCAAGGATCCGTATAGGATGCATAAGGTTATCGCGTATCAGATGGCTGAGCAAGTTTGTTTACCGTCTTGTTTGGCGGTTTTGCCGGCCTGGGCGCTGAACGATCTTGTTTCTACTGCATTTGACTATTTCGCGAGATTTCTGAAAATGACGTTGTTCTCATCTAGAACAGCGACTCTGTCCGGGACACCTAAAGCAAAACAAGGAGTACCCAGTGGATGGTTAGATGCTGTTGATGAAATAGCGGATTGTATTGAGCGTAATCAGTCAGTTGTTGTTAGTGCTCATACTGGAACTGGGAAAACCAAGTACATCCCTCCATTGCTTATGGAGAAATTTCCGGAATCCAGGGTTTGTGTTGTTATGCCACGTCGAGTTTTGTGTGAAGAATTTGCAAAATACGATGGGGTCACCTGGATACGTCGTGGCGTTCCTTGCAAGCAGGGCTTGATGACCTGTACTTATGGTTATCTTAATATGCTACATGCGAGTGGGAACATGGATAGCTACAACGATGTTATCTGGGTCCTTGATGAAGGCCATGAGGTTGCACCGGAGATTGTGATGTTGTTTAACACCATGTTTACGACACGGCATTGTGTCCTATTAACGGCAACTCCAACTAAATGGATGACGGAAAGGAAGGGCTGGCATATGATACAGGTTGCTGTCCCACCATTGCATGAGATTGTCGATCGCGAGAAATTTGACGTCAGCATGGAGGATGCGATACAGGAGGCCTTAGCCGGTGATTTTAAACGTATTTTAGTCGTAATTCCTAGTGCTCGTAAGGTACAAGACATGGCTAAACGTTATAAAGATTACGGGTTCACAGCCATGTGGTCGGAAAACCGTAGTGTGCCGGAATCAGGGCATGTATTTGCGACGTCCATAGCGGATGCGGGTCTTACATTACCAGGTTGTGATTTGGTGATAGATTCGGGTTTGCGAGTTGTAAACGATGCTGGTAAGACGATTACTGTTGCAGTGGATCGTGCAACAAGCCTGCAGCGAAGAGGGCGAACTGGGCGGACTAATCCTGGTGAATACTGGTTGTTAATGCCTGTAAAGAACAAGGATTATAAGCCTTCACCTGATATAGTTTCCGTTTTATCAGAATCCCCGATGGCGGAGTATTTCGGGACCAAGGTGGATCTGGTTCGTTGTAGTACACCACAGGTTATTGGTGATGCGTATGGTAGGTGTATGCCATTGCCTAAACGGCTGATCCCAAGTTATTCGTTCTTCTCAAAGCTCGTTCATTTGACGAAGACACAAAGCGAGGCTGTTTCTAAGTATAAACAGACCGCGCGGGGGTTTGCATTCCGGGACGAGAATCTCGATTATCTGCTCGATTTATGTGGCGTTGTTAATTTAGAGCCCATCGAGACGGTTTATGAGATATGGAAAGTGAACCCAGTCGTCTACATTCAAGATAGTGAGGACGACAATTCTAGGGCACAACCCGATCTAGTGATTCGGGAAAATGTCCTTGGTCTGGCGTAAGCCGGATCAAAATTAATCTTATTTGTTTTATATATTTTTGCATATTAGGATCCGTCCTTGTCAGACTAATTCCATTCGCGCCGGGTATAAACCCATGGCGAAGGAGTAAGAACGATAAGTAACGAGGTACCCCAGTACTACAGATGGGTGAGCGAAAGCAATAGGGCTGGCATGAACTCTACGGAGATTAGTGCATTGGGTTTAGGGCATGGCTTTTCCATGACATACCTGATAGAGTTGAAATACTCGAGGCTAGCGGG